TGTGTGAACGTCACTCCACACGCGCTCTCTCAAACTTCCCAACCAACTTGGAATGCCTGTCATGGGGCATACTAAGGAGGTATATGGGTCGTTTGAGGAAGTGAACGCGTTGGCAGTTGAAGCGCTGTCAACGAGGCTTCTGAATCAGGCATTGAGTGAAGAAGAGTTCTCCAGAACTCTCAACACCCTTGCCAGATTTCAGGAGCGTGTGACAAGACCACCCATCGGTCAAGCTCTGTTCGAGCCGGGTGTAAACATGAACCGTTTCCATCATCTACATCCCTTCCAGTGGAAAGGAGGAGATGCCATGGCAATTCATAGGAATTGCGTATTGGACAGGAAACCTCATGTCCAACGCCGTCTCAAGAGCATCCCTTTACCCCCATCCATAAAACAAGATTGCTATGCAACCTTTGTCAAATGGGTGGAGTGTTCGGGACCCGAATGGGCTGTTACTCGGTTCAAGGAGTTCAGGGATTGCTTATTGCAGTCCTACTCCGCCGGTCAATTGACCGGTAAACCAGAGTGGTTTTCTTCAACCCGCCGTGGTAATCTGCGTGGTCTGTTTGGACGTCTGTTTAGGATTGGAATGAGCAGTGAGAGAAATCTCAAGGCCGTTCTTTTCCTTCTGCAGATGTACACAACAGTTACCTATCGCAGACCATCACCCATGGGCATGAGAAAAGCCCTCCAAAGCATACATTCGCAACCTGCGAAAATGCTTCGGATTAGGAATCGTATTTATCCTGCTTTAGAAACCTTAAGGCTTCTGAAGCAATTGGAAATCTCTGAGCCGATTCCTCTTCTCCAGGTTCTTCCTGGGAAGAAGACTTCGGCGGAGAAGCTTCCTTGGGATATCTACTATTCCTTTAAAGGGCATTTTGCTAAGAGGTTTCGGCCTCTCATGCAAAAGGCGGTTGGTTTCTCTGTTGACATAGAGCACGATCCCTCATACGATCCTATATTGGATCTGAATGAGGTTTACGGCTCTGTGTATTCCGTCAGGTATGCTAACCACTTGCCTGCAGACAGGCTTGTTGGTTATATACACGTGACGGAGAACCCAGGATTGAAGGAACGGTATTTTGCCGCTCCCAATCTTGTGTTCCAGAGAGCTTTGGACCCATTAAAATGGGCCTTAGCAGATGTTTGTAAGAAGTTGCCATGGGATTGTACCCATGATCAGCGTAAGGCTGATAAAGCAATTTCCGAACATCTAACCAACGGTTCCACAGTATTTTCCTTTGACTTGACTTCTGCTACAGACCACTTTCCGTGGCACTGGCAGAAGCATGTTCTGTTTGGGTTGATAAAACCCAAAGCTCAGAGCATTCAGTCAAGGGATTTGTTCTGTGAAATCATAGAGAAAGGTCATTGGGCTATGGAAACAGGCAGTCAAGTGATTGCCAACATCCAATGGACTAAGGGACAACCCTTAGGCCTTGGCCCTAGTTTCTTTCTCTTCGCCATTTCTCATGGTCTTCTCCTCTTCATCCTTAATGAGATGAGATGGGACAAGAAGTTCTACGTCCTTGGTGACGATGTTGTCATCTTAGACGAGGCTCTTGCCCAGAGGTACAAGGAAGTTCTTGACAAGTGGGAAATTCCCATTTCTGCCAAGAAATCCTTTGCTTCCAAAAAGGTCGCCCAGTTTGCTGGGAAGACCTTCTTGAAGGATCTTTCCTTCTGGATTCCAAAATGGAATCCTTTTGAGAAAGACAACCTTCTTGACCTGGA